ATACTCAAATCCAGTTGGGAGTAAAGCAGTGCAAGAAGTTATTGCTGGCAGAACCTATTACAATTGCCATGTAGCAATTGTTGTGACAAATAATACCTTTACTTCTAATGCAAAGAATTTAGCAGAATCAGCTAATGTTCTACTATGGGATAGAACCAAACTGGAAAAATTGATATCAAAAGTAAAAACTTCAAACACTTTTTAAGAGAGGTCTAAAGCCTCTCTTATGTTATTATTGGACATATTCCACCATTCGCCTTAGTTATTTTGTTTACTCCTTTTGCAACTGCATTTCCCAGTTTAATTCCATCAACGTTCATATTCACAGTTTGCCCTTCCTCTACAATAGAAATTAATTTTTCAAGCAACAATTCCACTTTATTGCTATTTCCACTTTTACTTACTGCTTTATCTAGTAATTCTGAAAGTTTGTTTTCTGGAGCAACTACTTCTCCTTGATGTTTATTATCTCCAATCATTGCAAGTTGTGGGGTGTTAGCTTTTACAAAACCTCCCTCTGCCAACATTGGTATTTGAGGTATTTTGGGACTAAATGATTTACCTTGTATGCCATCAGGGAGTATATCCCAATCCGGTACATCTATGCTTATTTTATTTATCCCATTAATAAGTTTATTTATTACACCAATAACAGAATTTATCATTCCTTTAAAAAAGCCTTTTATACTATCACAAACTGATTTTATTTTATCTTTTATTTTATCAAATACATTTTTTATATTCTCCCATAATTCTGAAGCCTTCTCTTTTACAGTATCCCAATTTTTATACAATAATACACCTACTGCAATAGCTGCTCCTATAGCTAATATTATTACTCCTAAACTAACATTAAGTCCTAATATGGTTGTACTAAATGCCCTTGTAATTACCGAAGCTATAGCACACACTCCATTCCAAGCTGTTACCAGCGTTGTTCCTATACCTTGAGCAATATTAAATAGTCCTTGTGCAATAGCTGTTGCTCTTAATTGTGAAGATATTCTTAATAAAGCACCACACAATCCTCCAGAAATACTAATAAATTCTGCTATTTTTCCAACTGCCCATGCTCCAAAGAAAGCTAAAATTGCTACTGTAATTCCTTTTACAATAGATTTGTTATTACTCATCCATTCACCTATCTCCTTAAGAGCACCTGCTAAGCCTTCTAATGCACTAATTATTATTCCTCCAGTCCAACTTGCAATTGGTATTAAAAAGCTTTCTAATAGCCATTTGCCTAATTCCATAAATACTTCTAATAAAGGATTCAGAACATCTATAGCACCAGAAAGTAAATCTAAAAAAGCTGGTACTGCATTGTTAAGTGTCCAAGTTCCAAGAGGTACAAGAACATTTTCCCAAAACCAAAGTAAGCCTTCTCCGATATTAATAGCAAAAGGAGTAAGAGATACCCACAAACCATGAAGTGAATCATTTATTTTTTGCCAGTTCACTTTTGCCAATCCATTTGTTATTGCATTTATAAACCTTGGAAGTCCTTCTCCTATAGTCCATACTGCAACTGGTTTTAGAAAAGAATTATAAAAATCTTTCAAACCATTAAAAGCAAAACTACTCATTCTTTTTAATTCACTATTCAACCCTTGTAATGCTGCTTTAGTGGGAGCTAAGAGTTCATTTAGTTTTTTTACTTTGTTTGCTAATCCATCAAAAACTGTACTTGTTTCTTTAGTCTCATCAGCTATGCCTGACATATCAACTGAACCATCACCAGAATTTGTGTTATCACTATTAGCTGAACTATCATCTTTACTTAGAAGATTTATTTCATCAAAGCCCATTAATCTATTTACAGCTTTTTCTGCTTCTTTAGCACTTTCTGTTATTCCATCTATATTATTGCTTGAGCCTTCTGCTGTTTCAGATACATCCTTTAAAGTATCTACTATATTTGTTTGTATTCCAAATGAATTTAAAAGAGCAGTAATTCCATCAATAAATTTTTCTACAACTTTAATTGCATTATTTATTACTGGAATAAATGCTCCTGCAATAACTTTTAGGATATTTCCTATCTTAACTTTCAAATTAGTAAAAGAGGTACTTAGCTTTGCTACCTTGCCACTATAGGTATTTGCATATTTTTCAGCATCTCCCATTTGGAATTTAGTTTCTTCTAAAATTCCATTAACCTCTGCTTGTATCTTTTGCTCCTTAGTTAAGCTTGTATAAGATACACCAATACTTTTTGCATAGTCTTCCCACATTTTAGCAACATTCTTAGTTACACCAGCATTATCAACAACTATACTATTTTCATTTTTTAAACCTTCTGTAGCTGTACTAATTGCATCACCAAGACTATATTGAGATTGTCTAGCATATGTTGCAGAATTTTTTAAGGCATTCATAACCTTTTGTATTTGTTCTTCACTATATCCTCTAAGAGAAAGATTTTTATAAGCTGTAACTGCATTTTTAAGTGGCACTAAACCATCACTTATATATTCCTGAATAAACTTCTTAGCATTATTAAAAGACTTTCCTTGACCATTAATGATAGAATTAAGTCCCACCCACGCATTTTCAACTTCTGTTGCTGTGCTAATACAAGTTTTGCCAAAGTTAATAACAACCCTTACAGCAAAAGCTGAGGCAATAGCTGCCCCAACATTTTTAGCCATAGCTTGTATGCCTTTCAATTGCCTATTAAATCTACTTTGATTAACTCTAAGGTCTAAATCTATTTCTCCAACACTTGCACCCATTATCTCACCTCCTACTCAGCTAATTGTATAAAAGCATTTTTTAATTGGTCTAAAACAGAAGTTATATCAGATTCAGAAACCTTTTTAACATTTCTACTTTTCCATTCATTTCTTATTCTGTGTTGTTCTTTTGAAAAGTTTTTGAGGATATTTTTATCATTTTCAGCTCTTATTTGAACTATCCTTCCAAGTGGAGTTTCTGGGCCTAATCCACTTATAAGGGCCTTAAACTCATCCCATTTCATCTCAAGAAAATCTTTAGAATAAATTCTTATCCCGTACTGTGTTTGAAAACTTGAAACAATCAAATCCCAATCTTCAAATAAATCATAGTACGGGTCACTACTCTCCCTTAACTTCAGGTCCAGTTATAAGATTTATTGCTTCTTCAATTATTATTTGAAGCCCTTCAAAATTTAATTTTCTTCCCTGCTCATCTTGTATCTTTTCTAATTTTTCTCTACTCTTTTTAGGAAATATTAACTCATATGCCTTAATAACTTCATCAGGAGTTATGTTTTTTCCAGCCCCTACTGTCTGCATAACCTTTAACATTGTAGGTGCATCACTATTAATTTCTATTTCAGTATTTTTTATTTTTAATTTTGGGTTTTCTTCAAAATTTAATTTATCTGTTATATCTACTACTCTTGACATGTATATCAAATCCTTTCTTTTTAAATATTAAAATAAGAGTAAGGATTACTCCTCACTCTCCGATTCATCACTCTCCGGTTCACTTAAACTGGGTAATGTTACTGTTGGTTTTCCATTACTCATAACATCAAATTCAAGAGGTGCTACTCCTGTACTATCTCCTGCTCCTAAAGCAGTAACATTTATTACAGCATCTTTAAATAGTACTTTTGTACCATCTGGAAAAGTCCACTGGAAATTACCTTCTGCTTCTCTTCCATTCAAAAATGCTTTCCCTGCAATATAATCATTCCCCTTATCTCCAACATTTCTTTTACCACTAACACTAATGGTTACAGACTTTGCAGTCATTAATCTTCTTGTCCAACCCTCTGTCTCAAAAGGTGTCCACTCTTCAACTCCATTATCAAAACTAACACCAAAGCTTTCCATATCAGCTATGCTATCAGTTGGTGTTTCTTCTGCTCCAGCTTGGAATTGATTTTTATAACATGGATATACTCCTGTTTGTGCTGACATTATTCATCCTTCCTTTCATAATAAAAATTAAGCTCAATAACTCTTTCATAAATGTTTTTATCATCTGTTCCAACATCTATAGGCTCATTATTAAGCAGTTGTAAGTATTTTATATGATGGCCATTAATAACCACACTTTTCTGATTTAATATTTCTTTATATAGTTTGTAAGAGAATTCTTCTGTTTCCCTTGCATTTGTATTCCAGTGTATAAGAATAGAAATAGGTTTAATTTCATAAGAAGTATTTTTAAGTCCACCTATACAAACTCTAGGAGGTATTGAATTTTTAAGTTGATAAATACCAATAGATTTATCTTTTTTATTATCAAGTTTACCTATATAATAGTTATCAGCTTTATTATCAAGAGTTTTTAACCAATCCCTTATATCTGCTAATCCTAACATTATAGACCTCCTAAACTTCTAAAGAATTTTTTATAGGCGTTTCTACAAAAATCTTCACTTACTCCACCTTTCAACCAAGGCTCATACCATTTGCCACCAGCAAAAGCATTTTCGTAAGTTTGGAAGTTGTATTCTGGATGGAAATACAATCTTCTAGCATATGGTGTTGATGTTACTATAGAAACTTTTCCTTTAGAACTATTGCTATAATCAACCCATGTGCTTTCATTTTGCATAAATCCACTATCAAATGGCATGACTTGAGATTGTATAACTTCTGTATGAAGAGCTTCTGCTGTCATTTCTAAAGCTTGAATTTGAGCCCTTAAAAGCCTATTAATTCTCATTGTATTAATCCTAATTCTGCTATTTGCATTAACCATTTATACCAACTCCAATTTAGTGTAGTTTACAGTATTATCTGGATTTCTAGCCTTTGTTCCTCTGTAAATCCTTCTTTCAACACCATTTACAACAACTGTTCCACTTGATATAGAAGCTAAAGAAGGGGCTA